GCCATCAGTGATGGATCAGTTCTATGCGCGCCTGCACCGCATCGGTCAGACCGAGCACGTCCACATCGACATCCTCGAGAGCGACGACAAACTATCACAGGCGGTGCGCCGCATCAGTAACACAAAGCGCGGCGCGCACGCCGCTGCAATGGGAGACAAACGATGAAGAAGAAGGGTCAGACGAGCGTAGACCTCATTGATTTCTATCTTGGGATCACGGGGCTGAGTGATCGAGCGTGCGATCTGTACGACAACCACACCGAGGAGGACATTCTGTTAATGTTGTATGATCTCGGGGAGGCTATGGACGACCTCGCCGACTATCATATCAGCCGCTGGGGGACGCGGGAGGATCTCGAAGACCGGGATATCACCTTCCAATGAAAGCCTTCATCCTCCTCGCTTGCAGCGGCACGATGTTCCTGTCGCTGTGGCTCCTCGACTATAAGTGGGGTGCCGAAGCCCTCGACTACCAAGAATGCGGCGGTCGCTACTGCGAACCATTTGACCGTGATGCTGCATCAGAGTATAAGAGATGACAGAGGAGACTGAGATGAAAAATCTGATTATGCAGGGCCGCTCTGCTATTGAGGCGCGGCACGACTGGGGCTTTAAGCGCACCGAGTTCCTGAACAGCTCGGAGGCAGGCGACTGTATCCGCAAAATATGGTACGGCAAGCATACGCCGGAGGCAGCAGAAGAACAGGACTGGGGTTTCGCACGTCGCGGCAGCCACGGCGAGAGCTACGTCACTGACAGCCTAGCCGCTAACAACAGCGTCGCGCTCGACATGATTGGCGACAATCAGCGCAGCCTGCATGACAAGAAGCGCCGCCTGTCAGCGACGCCGGACGGTGTCATCAAGATCGACGACGGTGAGTGGGAGGGTCTGGAGATCAAGACGATTGATCCGCGCACCAACCTGCGGAACCTGCCGAAAACAAACCACCTGATCCAATTTAAAATTGCGATGGCCCTGATCAATCAGGAGACCGACTACAGGGTGACGCAGGGGCGCCTCCTCTACATGGACGCCTCAAATTTTAATGCCATCCAAGAATTTAAAATCGGCGTTGATGACGGAATACTCGACAGCTACGCCAAGAAGGCGAAGCGCGTATTCACCGCCCCGTCAGCGGATGGTTTAGATCGCGAAGGTAAGCGCGACGGCGGATGTAAGTTCTGCTCGTTCACTGAGGTGTGCGGGGTAAGCGGAGTTTCCGCGCCGCGCAAGCGGGTAACTGGTGGCGCTTCAGGTAGCGCCGTCCGCTACGTCACGATCAAGGATGAGATCGACAAGCTGAAGGCGGAGCAGGACAGCCTGAAGGAGGATCTGAAGGGCGAGCTTGCCCTGCGTGGCACAGATAAACTAATTGCCGGTGACATCGAGGTATCGATATCGCAGGCCAAGGGACGCGCCAGCCTTAATCGCAAGGCTGTCGCTGCAGCGGGGATAGATCTATCCCCATATGAAACGGTCGGTGCTCCCTCTGAGCGCCTCACCGTCCAGCGTCTTGCTGGGGTAACCAACGTGAAAGGTAAAATGTAATGACGAATGATCTTATGGCTTTTGTATCTGGCAACGAACTGCCAGTCCTATCCGACGATGCGCTTGCTGATGCTATTAAGCAGGCGCAGGCAGCTAAGGGTGAGGCTCCCCGTGACACGACGTTTACGCAGTACCTGTCGTTCTCGGGAAAGACGGGAGCCTACGCTCTCGGCAAGGACCGCGACGACGTGGACCCAGAGGCTCTTTATCTTGTCGAGCCGATGTCTTTCACGGACGGCTGGATCTGTTGGAAAGCCAGCAGGCCGGTTGACCGGGTCGAGTGGAACTACATCGATCAAGGTCGCGCCGTGTCTGAAAGCGACCTGCAGGATCATGGTCCGTACAACTCGGCGATGGGTGAGGGTTGGTCTAGCCTGCTTGGTTTTGGTTGCGTCTCTCTGGACAAGGAGATGGCGCAGATCAAGTTCAGCTCCAACTCAAGGAGCGCCAAAAACTCAATCGCCGATCTTCATAATGAGATCAAGGATCGAGCAGCCCGTGGCGAGGCACAGATACCTGTTATCCATTTCGACAAGGAGCAGTTTGAAGCGCAAGGCGCCAAGAACTGGAAGCCAAAGTTTATCGTCGAGGCTTGGGTAACGAGAGAAAGCGCCGGGGCTTACGCCAGTGGCGGACTTACGCTCGACGATTTAGTGTCCGGCGTGACTGTCAAAAAAGTCGCGAAGCAAAAGTGATGGGTACATCATCTGACGCACTGGACTCGATTGACGTGCCGGCGCTGGAACGTCTCGTGCTGGGCATCATCAAAGAAAACCCCGACGGCGTGATATCGGACGAGGTGCGCGAGATCGCACTGCAGCGCCACGGGATAGTGGCTTACTCATCCGTCACTGCTCGATTTGCTAACCTGCACCGACGCGGCCAGATATCCTATGACGGCAGGCGCCCCGGTCGGTCAGGGCGCGGTCAGCGCGTGATGGTGGCAGTAGTATGACCGAGATCGTCATCAGAGACCCGACGCTCGACAAGGGACGGCCCCCGGAGTTAACAGCTCCGGGGGCCACCCCCATGAATTTAATTACAACACGCCAAGACCTCGCCGACTACCTCGTCCTCGTTAACGACGGGATGTGCGCGCTCGACTTCGAGACTACGTCGCTGCGACCGGAAGACGGCAAGGTCCGCCTTGTCTCTCTGTTCAACGGACGACACGGCGCGCTGGTAGACTTCGACCCTATCCCCGGAGGCTTCCGTGCCTGCGCCTCGATGTTCGAGCAGGGTGAGTGGATTGTATTCAACGCCGGGTTTGAGCTGCGCTGGTTTATCGACGCAGGCTCGCCTGATGTTGCCTGCCGGGACGTCGGATACCTGCGTCGCGCTATCATGGGCGGCGGACAGTTCGCGCTGAAGCAACTTATCTCTTGGGATCTCGGTCGTGAGATGGATAAAACGGAGCAGGCTAGTGACTGGTCGGATCCGGACCTGACAGAGAGCCAGCTCGAGTACGCATACAACGACGCAGTCGAGACGTGGGACTTGTTCCAGCACTGGTACGACCGCGCAGATCAGGATCACCTGAGAGCTTGGCAGATGTTCGACGATATGGTGCCACCTGTGATCGAGATGGAGGAGGCAGGGATGCTGCTCGACACCCACAGGCACGACCGGCTGATCGGCGAGTGGACACGCATCCAGCACATGCAGGTTGCGGAGATTGCCGAGACGGTCCTGTCGGGCGATGTGGCAAACATCCGCAGCGATGCTCAGTGGTCAGATTATTTTGGCCGGATACTACCAGACCACGTCGTCGATAGCTGGCCCCGCACGGCAAAGACCGGACAGCTATCAATGTCAGGGGAGGTGCTACGCAGCGTTGCCGCACAGTTTGAGGTCAGCCACCCCGGCAACCCACTGACGTCTCTCCTCGACGCTCTGGCGGCGTATAAGAAGGTCTCAAAATACATTTCCTCCTTCGGCGACAGTCTGTTACAAAAGGCACACGCCTCCCCGGACAAGCGCGTTCGTGCACGGTTCAACATTGCAGCAGCAAAGACTGGCAGGTTTTCCTGTTCTGGTCCCAATTTACAGCAAGTTCCGCGTGACAACGAGCTGCTCGGGGAGGCTACTAGCGTCAGGTCGTCGTTCGTCGCCGCCTCCGGCTGCCGTCTGGTCAGCTTCGACTACTCCGGTATCGAGCTGCGGGTGCTGGCCTTACTGGCAGAGGACGACCAGCTCCTCGAGGACATGGTTGAGGGCGACGTCCACTCCGAGGTCGCTGCTGTCATTGCCGGCCACCCTATAGACAAGAATACGCCGGACGGTAAGAAGGCACGGACAGCGGCGAAGGGCGTCAGCTTCGGGATCATCTACGGCAGCGGGGCATCCGGCCTTGCCGTCAATATGAGGACGACCGTCGAGCAGGCCGCCGAGTACATTGCATTCTGGGCTAATCGGTACAGCAGGGCATTTAATTACCGCAATAAGATGATGGCCGAGGCCAGCCGCACACGATACATACGTTGTGTTGATGGCGGTACGATCTACATGGGGAAAAATCCTGAGCTGCCTCAGTGCGCGAACTACCCTGTACAACGAGCTGCCTTGTCGGTCATGGCACGGGCGCTGATCCGCCATAAGAATACTCTGGATCATGTGCGCGCTCGCGGTGAGCAGACACATACAAAAATGATCTCGACGATCCACGACGCTATCATCGATGAGACACTGCTGGCTGACGCCGGTAGCTGCCTGTCCCTGATGGAGCAGGACATGACGGACGCCTACCTCGACATTTTCCCAGCAGCCCCAACAGAGCGGCTTGTCGAGGGCGGCGTAGGAACAAGCTGGGCCAACCTAGAATGAGGAGACTACCATGAGTGATCAACTAGAATTTGATTTCCCGTCTGCAAGAGCAGCCGTGCTGCGGACTGCCGAGGAGTATGTGACCAAGGATCGAGCTGCAGAACACGGCGACATGGAAGACAACTTCCAGTGCATTGCAGACTATTGGTCTACACATCTAGGCTACGATGTGACAGGCTCTGATGTGGCTGTTATGATGACGCTGTTAAAACTGGCGCGGATTAAAGGCAACTCCGCCAACCTCGACAACTGGATCGACGGCTGTGGGTATCTCGCCTGCGGCGCAGAATTTACACGGAGATAGATCATGCCAAAGAAGGCAGCCGCCGAGCGGCAAAAAGAATACGAACAACGATTGCGCGACGATGGATACCGCCGTCTCCAGTTATGGGTGCGGAAGGAAGATGCAGAGCAGGTTGTAGCTTTTGCCGCAGCTCTACGGGCGTCGGCTGATGAATGAGTCGCGCTTCACGCCGGCACAGATAACGCTGATGTGTGACCTGATGGACGACCACGATATGACAGCGCACGAGGTCGGTAAAAAATTCGGCCTTACTAAAAACGCTGTGATTGCTCTACGATATAGGGCCGGCAGGTCTAAGCAGCGAGGACCGGAGCCTAAGATGGCTCCGCTCGGGCAGACGCCAGCGAGACCTTGTCTCAAGTGCGGGTCGAACGCACAACGCGATGCAGCTTATCGCATCTGTGACAGTTGTAAAAAGTCTGACGTTTACAGTGGTTTCTACGGGTCATACCAATGAGTGATCCTGATAACTACAAGCCGCTGTCTGTACCCGATGTTGATTTTAAAGGCAGCTTTGGAGGCGCCTATCGACGTCCAGACCTACTCGATAAATTGTTACGCGAGAACCCTGAGCTTGAAAAGCGGCTTAGGGATGAGGAGAGTGGTAGGTAG